GATTACATCACTGGATCTGGTGATGGAGTTGGAGGTCAAGAGACTGATCAATATTTTTATCGAATGAATTATCCAGATGATTATACTTGTTCTGGAATGAAGATTACAAAGTTTGAGAGGGACTCTAGTAGAACAGGATCTAGATTAACTTATAACTTTGTGAAGGCATTTCCTATATCAATTAACTCGATGCCTGTTTCTTATGACTCATCTCAACTGTTAAAGTGTACAGTGTCGATGACGTATATAAGATACACCATTACTCCAACGAAAGCAGCTACTCCACCTGGTCAGAACAAACCACAACCACAATTACCAAGTGATTTTGATCTTTCTAATCCTAATTTAAATTTTGATATTCCACAGGTACAAACTAATTTCAATAGTAAAATATTCAGCGAATCATTTATAAAAGTTGCGGGTGAACGTTTTGATCCGAATAATCCAACTACTAGACAACAACAAGCTCTTAAATTGAAAGAGCAATTGTCCCAATAAATAATCACACTGAAATACATCTATAGGTCATTATGCCTTTACCAAAGATTGCTACGCCAACTTATGAACTTGAGTTGCCATCAACAGGACAGACTGTTCAGTACAGACCTTTCCTTGTAAAAGAAGAAAAGGTTCTTGTGATCGCTCTAGAGAGTGAAGACACAAAGCAGATCACAACTGCAATCAAGACTGTCATCAAAAACTGTATTCAAACAAAAGGTATCAAAGTAGATACTCTCCCTACGTTTGATATTGAATATTTGTTTTTAAATATTCGCGGTAAGTCTGTTGGTGAAGAAATTGAAGTCAACATCATTTGTCCTGATGACGGTGAGACACAGGTTCCTGTGATGATTAATATTGATGACATCCAGGTTCAGAAGGATGATGATCATACCAATAAGATTCAACTTGATGATCAAATCATGATGGTAATGAAGTATCCATCACTGGATCAATTCATTAAGAACAACTTTGACTTTGAAAGTAAGAATCAAATGGATCAATCATTTGATTTGATTGCATCCTGTATTGACTCTATCTGCACTGAAGAAGATGTATGGGCTACTGCTGATTGTACTAAGAAAGAAGTGACTGAGTTCCTTGAGTCTATGAACTCTTCTCAGTTCAAGGGTGTTGAGAAGTTCTTTGATACGATGCCTAAACTTGCACATACAATTAAGGTTAAGAATCCAGTTACGAAAAAAGAAAGTGAAGTAGTACTTGAGGGTCTGGCATCTTTTTTCGCGTAGCCATGGTTCACATGAACCTATTGGCGTATTTCCAACTTAACTTTTCGTTGATGCAGTACCATAAATATTCACTAACAGAGATTGAAAACATGATCCCCTGGGAACGTGATGTTTATGTTAGCATGTTACAGAATCATCTTGAAGAAGAGAAGTTAAAAGCACAGCAACGAAATGGCATCTAGGACTAGCACCGATCCAATAGAAATACTCTTAGAGATGGGTGTAGACCTAGATAACCTCTCTGAGGAAGAGGATTATCTTAGTGCCTTGATGGAGGCAGTTAATACATTACAAATTAAAAATGCTGGTGATGATCGTATAGGCCCTCTTCAGCAAGAAATAAGAAAGGTAAGACAAAAAAGAAAAGCAGCAGACCCTAAGTTCAAAGCGAGAAAGACAAAGATATCCGCAGGTGCATTCAAAAGAGGATCTGCTACAGTCACTAATGTTGCACCAAAGGCATTACCTAGCAGTGCGTTAGTTCCTTATCAAAAACTTGAGGCAGAAGAAAAGAAAGAAGAGAAGAAAAAAGGTAGCCCTAAAAATCTCATACTAGAGATTTCTGAAACTGTCACAAGAATTGCTGATATACTAAAGGATCAGTATGATCTTAAGAAAGATACTGCGACCTTTGATAGGAAGAAAGCAGAGAGAGAAAGAAGAGATCTTCAAAAGAAAAATTTAGCAAAGAGATTTGAAGGTCTCAAAAAAGTAGCAGAAAAAATAATCGAACCTGTCAGAGGAATCTTTGATAGGATAATGTCATTCTTGTTCAACATTTTATTAGGAAAGTTTCTAATGAAATTGGTTGACTGGTTTGGCAATCCAGAAAATAAAAGTAAGATTAATTCTATAATAAGGTTCCTGAGTAATAATTGGCCAAAATTATTATCTGCATACATCGTTTTTGGAACAGGACTTGGTAAGTTCTCTAGATTTATTGTCAAGATTCTTGCGCGTGGTGCTATTCGATTAGCAGCAGCAACAGCAGGATTGCTTGCTAGACTATTTGGTGGAAGAGCACTCGGTAAGTTTTCACGATTCCTTGGTAGGAGAGGAAAACTTATTGCTGGTGGTATTGAGGCAGTCACTACCATCTTTGCATTCAAAGCATTAGAGAGTGCTTTAACAAAAGGATTAGGTCCTGAAGAATCTGCAAGTATTGATAATGATATTCCTGTTAGTGGATATCAAGGTGGTGGAATGGTTGGTCTGCCTGGCATGGGTGGAGGTGGCGGTGGCACTAATGCTCTGACAAATCAGGCAAAATCTAGATCACTTTTGAGTGTTCTTAGTGATCCATTTGGTAATAGACTTAGGAAGAAACAATTTAACGACCCACAAAATTATCTCACTGATAAAGAATATCAGAACAGAAAAGGTTATGAAGAAGGTGGAGAGGTAGACGGACCTGGTGGTATTGATAAAGTCCCTGCGATGCTCACCGATGGTGAGTTTGTCATGTCGCGTGGTGCCGTACAAAAGTATGGTGTCAGTCAACTAGAGGCTATGAACGCCGCTGGCGGTGGCACAAACGTACCAAAGGTAATGAATGGTACAGTTTATGCCAAAGATGGTGGATATGTTTCTAGTGGAGATCCTAGAAATTATCAAAGAACTCCAGATGTAATGGCGATGATGGAAGCTTTTCTTGCGGAAGCAGGAAAAAGATTTCCATGGGCAGCAAAGATAGTTGATCCTTCTTTTTACGGTAGAGCACTTAACGAAGCTGGTAAATTTGTTCCTAATATTGATACTGATTTTATTCCAAGAGCGATTAATGAAGGGGTAAAACTTGCTACTCCTGCATTTGAGAATGCGATTGAAACCGCGATGAGAGTGGGTGGAGAGATTGAAAACGTGGCAAGAAAAACAGTAAGTGACGTTGTATCTACAACGCAATCTGCTGCTGAGGGAATCAAAAACTTTGTCACTGATCCAGAAGCACTACCATCTTTTATGGGTTTTCTTGACTCTGGCATAGAGGCAATACCAGCTATTGCACAAGGTTTCATGGGGATACAGAGAACAGATACCTCAATATCAAAAGCTATGCAGAGAGGTATTCTTGACGCAAAGGCAAGTGCAACTGCAAGGGGTAGTTCTGCTGTTAGATATGAGGATTATGCTGGAGATGCGGGTGGAATTGCTGGCAAGTATACGATGGGTCAAATCGCAGATGATGAGTTTTTAAGAGACGCCCAGGGAAGGATTGTTGGTATAACACAAAATTATGATACGAATAGACCCGCAGAGGAGGCATTTTTACAAGGAGGAATTGCTAGAGATAGACTTTTAGGTATAGACACGAAGGATAAGGTGAAGAGGTTGAATGATCTTGTAAGAAAGAGAATGACTGCGGAGGGTGCTACTCCTACACAAATTAAAAATAATATGGCTGAAGTGAAGGAGGGAGGGTTTAGTTTTGGCGATTTGAAGACAGCGATATATAAACCATTTGAAGGGTTGCTTGATGTGGCACAAAAGCAACATGGTGGACGTGGATCAACCAGACATGAAATCATCTTTGATAAGGATGTTCTTGGATTTGAAGGTGTGGAGGCACCACCTAAACCTGGCAGTAGAGACTATGAAGCGTTCAAAGCTGGTGGTGGAATGGCAGCACTTAATCAAGGAAAGAACGTAAGACAAATTGTCGTTGCTGGAAGACCTCTAATTGATAATGAAAGAAAATTAGAAGCAAAACGCCCTTGGTGGGATAAGTTTGGATCTTTTGGTGGTGCCACTGCTGAAATGAAAAGGCAGCAAGATAGACAATATACGTCTGCCCCAGGTGGTATTGGTCCAACTCTTACGGCAGCACAACTCTCACCAAATCAACAACCAAATGTTTCAATACCTTCTCCATATGACATAGGAATGAGTGGGGCACCAAACGTAACAGTCATTAAGACAAGTTCTAAAGATAAGAGTCCTTCAGAAAACACTGGTGGATCTGAAGTTCCAAATGCTAATCCTGGTCAGGGTAATCGTGCCAAGTGGAATATTCTTGGTATGTCAGTTCCAGCACTATTCTGCGGAAATAA